CCCGATGGGTATGTCGCGGTAACCCATTACATCCATAAAGGAGTTAAACAAATCTGGAAAGTTGAAACAGATAATGGCTACAAATTCGAATGTAGTGGAAAACATGTGGTTGACACGAGGGATGGTTTGAAGTTTGTAGAAGAGTTGAATTCGGATGATGAACTTTTAACAATTGATGGATATTTTCATTGTAAAACGAGAAAACAAGGATATTCAAAACCAGTTATTGATATTCGCGTTGAACATGAAAACCACCGTTTCTTTTACGAAAATGTGTCAGTAAAAAATTCAAATTTAGGTAAGTCTCTTATTAAATGTTCTCTTTCTACAAATTCTCTTCTCCAAAATAAGAACGTTTTATATATTTCTCTTGAGATGTCTGAGGAAAAGATATCTGAAAGAATATTGGCAAATCTTTTTGATATTAATTTGTCAGATTTGAAAATGTTAGATAAAAACAAGTTCACGGTAAAACTTGAAAAATATCAGACACAATTACAATCAAATTTTTATGTTGTTGCGTATCCTCCAAAATCTGTTAATTCTAATCGTATTAGGTCCATATTAAAAGAACTTCAATTAAAAAAGAAGTTTGTTCCTGATATTATTTTTGTTGATTATCTTGGATTGATGTCGCCGAATGCGTCTAATAAAAATGCTAATAGTTATTCAGAACAAAAAACCATATCTGAAGAACTTAGAGCGATTGCCGTCGAATTTGGGATGCCTATTGTTTCGGCAGTTCAAACTAACAGAGGTGGTTTTGGAAATGCTGAACTTGATTTAACAGATGTTGCGGATTCTGTTGGCACTGTAGCAACTGCCGATATTATTTTTGGTGTGACTCAAACACAAGAAATGAGAGAAGCTGGAAGATATACATTCCTTCTTTTGAAAAACCGATATGGTGAAAATAAAAAGAAGCGATATATAGGTGTTGATTATCCAAAGATGAGAATTTTCGATCTTGTGGAAGATGAAGACGATATAAAGAAACCAGCGGAATCTGTGGATGATGTCGTTGATAATTTAATGAGAAAAGATAGAAACAGTGGAAAGAAAAAGATAATTGATTTTAACTAAGGATGGAAAATGGAATTAGAACAAGAATACGCAGAGCATTTACAGAACCCAGAAAACGTTCTTCAATTTTTAGATAAGATAGCGGTTAAGAAAGATTTTTGGGTTCAGAGAGATGCAGAAACAGAACAAGTTAAAAAGATAACTAAGGAGCAGTTATACAATGAAATTAAAAAGCATAATATCGACATCAATGGTGTATCTAATGGAAAACGAGTGGGTAATGAGAACTTTCACAGATTCAATTTGCTTATTCGGCGTCTTATTCGCTTAGAATCCGTAACTCTTTCAGATATTGCTTTTTATTTAGAGGAAGATTATTTTGACTTCAAAGTTGTGCTCTCTTGTTTTAATGAAGAGAATATTTATCTATTGAGAGAAGAACTAGTAAAACGATTTAATTATAAGAAGAAGAAAACAAAACTAAACACATTTCTGGAAGATGAGGATGCTGAGTAATAACCGACTATTTTCTTTACTGTTAAATATTCAAGATTTTTTAGCGGATAAAGAAGAAAATCTTTTCAGGAATCGTTTTATTACAATGATTCCTGAAAGAAGATTAAAACAATTAACAACAATTTTATCATTTCACAACAATAATTATTTCACAACAAGACAGTTAATGTTATATATTTTTTATAATTGTTTAAATGATGAGAAATTTCACACCAAAGTCAACTCTTGGGATTTCAAACACATGGATGAAATTTCAAAACTCTTCACCAAAACACGACTAGAGAAAGACATCCAATTAATAAATGACTTAGTTCAAAAATCAAAGTTGCCAAATTTTTTTGACAGCGTTATGATAAATAATAGTGGAGAGATGGTCGCACTAGAATTGATGAAAGTAAGATTTATTTCACCTATCTTTGTTATTCGGTTCAAAGATAAAATTGTTCGAAAATCCGAACCTTCTGACGAAACAGTAAGAATGTTAAGAATAGTAGACGCAATAGAAAGAGTGTTAAAAACCGAACTAATATAAAAAGAAAGAACAAGGAGAAAACAAAATGGCAGAGAGAAGAAAATTTAATTGGACCGCAGTAGCAGAGCAGATGCAGACTCAGGCAAATCCAAAGAAGAATCAAGGAGACGACGACATTCGTTTCTATAAGCCGAAGATTAAGGATGACGGAACATTTGAAGCCATCATTCGCTTCCTTCCTTCCCCGGATACCGATCTACCTTACGCAATTCTTTATAATCACGGATTCCAAGGACCAGAAGGAAAGTGGTTTATTGAGAATTGTCCAAAGACTCACGGAGAAGATTGTCCGGTTTGTAAACATGCGTCTAAGGTTTGGGCTGCTGGAGATGAAGAAAATGCGCGTCGTCGATTCAAGAAGATGAGCGTCTTTTCAAACATTCTAGTTGTCAAAGATCCACAAGTCCCCGAGAATGAAGGAAAGGTTTTCTTGTTCAGGTTTGGAAAGAAGATGTTTGAGCAAATCAAGGCAAAGATGATTCCTGTTCCTGGAAGCATTGATGACCCTGTGATGATTTTTGATTATGATGAGGGTGCGAACTTTAAGCTGAAGATTAAGACGAAGATTATCAATGATTTTCGTGGAAATAAGAAGCCAGTTCCTAACTATGATGCGAGTGAGTTTATGTCTGTGTCTAAGCTGTCGGATAGTGTTGTTGAGGCGGTTGAAGCCAATCTTCACAATCTGAAGCCTTTGATTTCTCGCGACAAGTTCCTTTCAATCGAAGAGCTTGTTTCGAAGATGAACGCAGCCGAAGGAATTTCTTCCGTAACGAAGACTCCTACAAAGGTTGACGACATTGATCCAGCTTTTAAGTTTGATGACGAAATTCCTACCAAGCCAACGACATCAAAGGCCAGTGCAGCAAAAGTTGCCGTTGCCGGAGATGACGAAGACGAGGGAGATTTCTTCGCTGGACTGAAGAAGAAGTAATCGACATTTAGATGTGTCTGTAAGGCTCCCAGATTCATTCTGGGAGCCTTTTTTGTAGGAGGAGTTCATTCCTTCGGAGGCGTATGTTTGTAAGAAATTTCTACGAGACTGCCGAGACAGCAAAGAATATAGATTTCAAATACATTGTAAACCAGATAATAAATCCAAACCAATATTCTGATAAAAATGAAATCCCACTAATATTCGCATACAATTTCAAGAATAATACAGCAAATAAAGAAAATGCTATTTCTCTGAGCTACTTGATTTTAGACTTTGAGAAATCTATTTCAATTGAAGATTTTATAGAGAAATACAAAGAGTTCAAATTCTATCTCTACACTTCATTTTCACATAAGATTAAAGACTATTCTGATAGATTTCGTGTCATTATTCCGCTTGATAGAGATTATACAATTGAAGAATATTCAGACTATTGTGTGAAGCTGAAAATGGAAAGAGGACATTGTATCCTAAGTAAATATTTTGAAGGTGTGGACAAATCATGTTTTGGAATAGGCTTCGGGCAAAAAGCTCCAGGAGATAACGGGTTTTACGAATATCACATCAATGAAGGTAAGTTGTTTTCTTTTTCTGACATTTCTCAAAAATTGGTGAATAGATTCAAAAGCGCAATAGCTATAGATAAAAGTGTAGCAGGAATGAAGGCTAAAAAAGAATATAGAAGCATAAGCACATTAACAGATTCAAACAAGATTAAATACTATAAAGAAAAGCTTGAAAGAACAGTATTCCAATTAGAAAAAGAAAATAACTTTAATTGGAACAAAACCGGAACGGGTCAAGGAACGGACCAATGGTTGTTTAGTGCAGCACTTAGATTAATGAAATGTAAAGCAGAAAAAACAGAAATTGTTAATATTTTGCTTAGGATGACCAAAGGAAAACGTAAGAGAGAAATAGAACACAAAGTAGAAGATGTTTTCAAGAAGGCAATGGAATGAATGACTTTACAATAATAACATGTTCTTATAATACTCCAATAGTCACAGAAACATTATTGAAGTCTTGGGTCTACAAACACCCAATTCCAAAAACAAACATTCTTATCATGGAAAATTCAACAAACGACCAGACAGAACAAATGTTGAATTATTACGGAATTTCATATGACAGAAATCCAGGAATGACACATAGCTTGGCAGTTGATAAGGCTTTGAAAATGTGTAAATGTCGTTATGTTCTTCTTGTAGATACAGACGTAACTTTCAATAAAAATGTTTTCCCTATCATTAACAAGTTTATCTCCCAAGGTTATACTATTATGGGGGACAAGTGTGGTGACCGCGCTAACTATAAATTGTTCCCGAGAATCCATCCATGGTTCTGTCTGATTGATTTGGAAGACACAAATAAAAAAGGAATTAGCTTCCACGACCAAAAAAGAATAGATGAAACAAATTCAAATCAATTCTTTTCAAATGTTCCAAATGCTCTTGATAGAACAAATAGGAAATATGATGTCGGAGCTACATTCTACGAAGATATTTTGAATGCTGGATTAAAAATAGGAAATGCCAAATTTGACCCAGAATGGTTTGTTCATCATGAAGGATTGAGTTGGTATAAAAATGCCGGAAATGCTATGTTGGCAAGTGCTCATGAATTTAGAATGAAGAAGTATGAAGAGATTAGAAAAAGCTTGGTTGGACTTGATATCAGAGGAAGGTTTGTATGAAAGCAAGTGAATTGATAAAAGAACTTGAACGGCAAATTTCTGAAAATGGAGATTGTGTTGTATATTATGAAAATACTTCGGACTATGGACATTATTCGGAAATTGACAACCTAAAAATTGAAAATGCAGTTTATATTTTAGACGAAGATTTGACTAGCAAACCACGAACAATAAACCAGAAATCATTTATTCTCGACAGGAAAACATTTATTTACGGAGACAAATATAGTGCTTAAAATACTTTCGGGACATTCATCATATGGTGGTTCAACAACAGCATTCATCAATCTAACAAATCTTTTTAACAAGAACGGCATCGAATGTAAGTTTTACGGTCCTCATGAGTGGCATCTGAACAAGTGTAATTCTGGAAGATTAAATTCATTGGATATCAGCAAAGACGATACAATTATTGTTCATTATTTGAATATTCCAAACAAGTTGAATTGTAAGAAAATGATTCTGAGTATTCATGAATATACAAAAATATTCAATACAAAAAATATTAATTTGACTATATTCGATTCGGTACAGTGTGTTAGTGAAAAAGTAAGAGCCGAACAGCAGCTTCCTGAAACAAGCCATATTATTACGAACGTTGTGGATGATTTAATACCAAACAAAAAGAATAACAAAAAATTCGCAGGTGTTATTGGGACAATCCATCCTATTAAAAATATTCACATTTCTATCGAAAGAGCTTTAAAAGACAAAATGGATAAGATTATTATTTTTGGAAATGTTGGCGATGAGCAATATTATAATAAGAAGATTATTCCGTACCTGAAAGCATATCCAAATAAAATAAAACATGTTGGATATGTTGAAAATAAACAAGAAATGTATGATACTATTACAGATGTTTACCACAGTTCAGAATTCGAGACGTGGGGATATATAAAAGCTGAGTGTGGATTAACTAATACAAATTATCACGGCAATGATAAAACCGACGGGGTTTTGTATATGAGTAATGAAGAAATTTTAACAGAATGGAAGAAGATTATATGAGTGAATTTTTAGATGTCTCGTATATTATTCTTCATAGAGATCATTCAAAAAATAAAGATAGAACTAGGAATTTGTTGGAAGTTATAAAACACGTTCGTTCAATTTCGTCAGATGTTGAAATTTTTGTAGTAGAACAAGACGAAAAAGAATCAGGTGTTTGTGATTTAATATCTTCATTTAATATAAAATATAAATTTTTATTTAACCCCGGTTTGTTTAATAGGAGTTGGGGGTTTAATTACTCAGCAAAAAACACACATAAAACTAAATTAGTGTTTTCGGATAATGATATGTTGGTAGATAAATATTGTTTTTTAAAAGGAATTGGATGTCTTAATACGTTTTCAATAGTTAGGCCGTATAATGGATTTTCGAACGATATGACCGAAGAACAAACAAATGAATATATAACGACAAAAAATATCAACATAGGAACTATTAGAAATATACATAATTTATCTGGTGGTGTTATTATGTTTGATAAATCGTCGTTTTTAAAAATTGGCATGTTTGATGAGAGGTTTGAAGGCTGGGGTGGTGAAGATGACGAAATGATGGCGAATATCTATAATTACCAATCAAACGGTGTTGTTACGGTTGCTACGCTTGATAGACAAATAACACATCTATACCATTCAAGGGCAAATATAAACGACGGAAAAACACAGCCGAATTATCAAAAAAATGTTTCATACATAACAGATGGAAAAAGAAACGACGGGATTTTGATTTTAGGAGATGAGAATAAATATGTATAATGTGAAATTCCATTGTAATTATTGTTCAGATGAAGAGATATATCAGCGCGTAATAACGATGTCGCCTAATAACACAGGCCGTTGGAAAAATGTAAATGTTGTTAAAGATAATTATGATGTTTTTGTTATAATGAATCACCCGACCCATAATAACTATGACAAATCTAAGACTATTGTTTTTGAGTCAGAAACACCAACAACACGGAGAACGTTTCCGTCATTTTATAACAATCAAGAAAATGAATTTTTGCACGTTCATAAAACTCAATCATTTTTTAATGTTGACCTGTGGTATCATGGTATGTCGTTTGATGAATTAACCAACCCCCTCAATTTTGAGAAAACTAAAACGTTGAGTATTATTAACTCAAATTTAAATAATCTTCCAGGGCATATTAAAAGAAACAATTTTATAAACAAGCTGGCATATGTCGTGGAATATGATTTGTATGGTAGGGGGTATGTAGCAAATCCTCGTTATTTGGGCGCTCTAAATAAAAAATATGAGGGGTTGGTTAATTACAAATACACGTTCAATTGTGAAAATGATTTTGAACCAAACTATTTCACAGAAAAGATTTTAGATGGAATTATGTGCGAAAATCTAACATTTTATCACGGCTGTCCAAATATAAAGAACTTTATAAATGAAAATGCGTTTATTGAATTGGATTTAAATAATGAACAAGACTCGCTGTATATTATCAGAGATTGTATAAAAACGGATATTTGGAAAGGCATGATTCCGCATATTAGAGAAGAAAAGAGACGAATCATGGTTGATTACAATGTTTTGAATATCGTTAATAATATTTTGGAAAGGGTGTAATGAATTATTCAATAGCAATTATGACATTTAATGGAAGATTTGATTCGTGCTTCAAAAATCTCATATTCAAAATAAAATCAATGGATTCTTCTATCGAGATAATTGTAGGAGTTAACGGAAATTATAAAGAAGAGTTTGATCAGAATTTTCGCAAAAACATGCTACTGTTTCTTTCAGAATATGATAATGTATTTCCTATTTTCTTTCCTAAATTTAGAGGGTGTTCAAAAATTTGGAACACGATGTTTATACACTCATCAAATGATAATATATTATTTCTGAGCGATGATGTGTGTATAACTAATGATAATTTGCTAAGAGATGTAAATTCTCTCATAGATAACACGACGTTTAAACTGAATAATAGTTTTAGTCATTTTGTATGTAATAGAAAACAAATAGCAGATTATGGTTGGTTTGATGAAAGATTGATAGGATTTGGAGAAGAAGACGGGGATATGATGTATCGTTTTGCCGAGCGCGGCCAAAATATACAGGATAAGTATGTAAACGGTTTGTGGGATGTGGGTATGACGACAGCAAGTAATT